AATCAGATGTAGTATAACCCGTACTAACTAATGCATCACCTGACCAAGCAACAGTAGCAACATCAGCAGTGATTGCGGAAAATTGTCCTTTAGAATAGTCAAATAACCCTGGAGGGTCTAACGCTGGTTCGTTACCTTCGTAGAATCTATCGTAAAGGTCTTTAGTATTGTTATAGTCATAACCGCTGTTTGGTGTTTGACCCACAGCTTCGTTTGGTGAACCATAAGGTGCGTAGTGCTCAGAAGTACCTGGTTGGTAAGCCTGAATGTTAGGTACAAAGTAGAATAATTTACCGATTGGTAAGTTCATTGCTTGTACTGAAACGATGTCATTCGCTAATAATTTAGAGAATACACGTCTAACAATTGGGAAAACCACTGTTTCAAATGCACCTGTATCAGATGTAGATGATGCTTCATTGATTAAGAATGATGCTTGGTTTTCGTATAATTGTGCTACGTTTTCTCTCATGTGACCTTTAAGACCCTCTAAGAATCCTAATTTGTCCCATTTGTTGATTGTGTCTTCTTTGATAACTTTAAGGTGTTTTAACCCAATGTTACCAACAAGACCTGATTCTAATAATGCTCCCATTTTTTTAGTATTTTTTTTTTAAGTTTATTTTTATTGTTTAACCTAATTTACCCATTAAGTCCTTCATTCTTAAGAATTGAGGATTTTCATAAGTTTTTGATTCAATTAGGGTTGTTGATGAACCTGTAGAAACTGATTTGTTTAATTTTGTTGTTACCGATTCATTAATTGATTTTGTATCCGTCGAAGTTAATTCGTCTTTAAGAGACCTATAAAGATTTTTAGATTCTTTTAAGGTTTCAACATCGTCAAATCTTCTAAGGATGTTTATTTTTTCTTTTTTAGTTGTTGAATGTTCTGTAAACAATCTTGTAGCATAAGCCAAATTTGAATTAAAGATTGCAACTTCGTTAAGTTTTTCTCTAAAAACATTTAATGCTTTTCTATACTCCTCATTTTTTCCTCTCAACATTCTAACTTCTTCTTGAGTAGATTCTGTTTTAACACCACTATTACTATAAACATAATTTCTATTATTAGTGATACCTTTTCTCAATCCTCTACCTTCTTTGGAACCCATTCCATATGTTCTAGCTGCTTCTTTAGTTTCAGATTTTTCAAAATCTGCGTCATCTCTACGACCTTTAGTAGTCTTAATGTCTTTTGATGCAATTTTACCATGCTTCATTGACAATCTTTCATCTTCTTTGTCTTTGTATCCTTGACCTTCTTTAGTTTCTGCTTTAACAATTTTGGATTTAGCGCCCATATTTTCACCTTTCTTGTATTCAAACTTAGGTTTACCAGTACCAACTGATTTAGGACCTTGTTTTCTTTTTTCATTAAATCCGCCATTAGTCTTATTTTTATAAGAAAATTTAGGACCTAATCCTATTCCAACACCTTTAGGTTTATAAGTTTCATTGTAGTATCCGTTGTCTCCGTCTTCGTCATCTTGTTCGTCCATGTTAAATTCGTTGAATCCGTCTTCGTCATCTTGTTCGTCTATGTTAAATTCGTTGAATCCGTCTTCGTCTTCGTCATCTTGTTCGTCCATGTTGAATCCGTCTTCGTCTTCGTCATCTTGTTCGTCGATTGGTATTAAGTTGTCGTCATCCAATTGAAGTTCATAAATAGTTTCAACTTTTTCTGGTTCACCCATCTCAATTTCATAAAGAGTTTCTTCTCCGTCTAAATCATCACTATCAACATCACTTACATCACCAGAGTCAGAGAAAATAGCATTAATAACATCATCTACTGATTCGTCTTGTTCATCACGCATACTATAATTGTTTTTTTTGTCTTTATAAGATTCACCAAGTTTCACAAGATATTCTACATTAGCATCATCATCGGATAAATAAACGTTCTCACCATCTTTTTTTACGATAATACCGTCATCTTCACCCATAGCTTTGAATACTTTTAAAATTTCTTCGTCAGAAGCGTCAGTTAAATCTATTGGACTTTCATCTGAATCCATATCCATGTCCATATCCTCTTCATCAGAGTACATATCTTCTTCGTCATAATCCATATCCTCTTCATCAGAGTCAATGTCTTCTACATCAGAGTCCATATCAATATCATCATTATCAACGTCAGCATTCGCGTCAGTATCTAAATCAATCTCATCTTCTTCTTCTTGTTCAGAAAGAGATTCTTTTACTAATTGGTTGATTTCTTTCTTCATAGTTGAAGCAAGTATTCCTTTTGCATTTTCGGCTATAGCTTCTTCAACTTGTTTCATTTGAATAAGAGCCTCTTGAACTAAAGATTTGTTTTCTTTCATTTAAATCTGTTATTTTTACAATATAAATAGTGTCAAATTATAAAAAATTCAATTTTATGGTATTACATTTTTTTTTATTTTATATAAAACTTTTGAAGCATAAAAAAAAGCGGTCGATAAACCACTTTTTTTTGTTAAATTTTTATTGAGATATTATTCAATTACCTCATCAATTTTACTTTCCGATACTGAAGTAATTCTCCAATCATTTGTAAATCCTTGATACTTTTCTGTGACTTTAGCTTCCACATCGGTTACTGAGAATCCTTTAACAAGTTTCTCTTCTCTAATTTTTTTAATTTTTCCAGTATTATCATCAAGTAAATCGTACTGAATTTTTGCTACAAAATATTTTTCGTCCATAATTTATTATTTTCCCAAATAATCGGTTAATTTTCTCATTAAGTCAACTCCTTTAGTTTGAAATTCTGAATTTTCAACCGATTTATATTTTTTTTCTTCTTCTAAATTCTCTTCATATTTATTTCTATCGTTTGGATTAGTAAATAAATACGCTCCTGGAGTTGACGGAGATGATACCAAGTCAAAACAAATTAATTCAAAATCATCTTGAACTTCATTTCTTTCTCCAACTTTTTTTAACGAACCAACCCCTCTTGAAGAAACTCCCATTGTTACACCTTGTCTCATTAAATTAGCCGCTTGGTCTCCTTTAGTTGAAACAATACCTCTTTCATGAAATCCTGGTGATGTTAACAATTTAAGTTTACCCATTAAGATGTTTTTATCCCACCATACTTCTGTGATAATATGGGACACTCTATCCAAGTCAATTAAAGAAGATTCGGGATGGTTAAGTTCTGAGGTAGATAAGCCCTTCTCAATTGCCTTTTTATAATTTTCTGCTTCTCTTTTTAATATTTTTTCAGGATAAAATCTTCCGTTTCTATTTGGAGTATCATACTTCTGTAATACCGCATAAAATTCAAATGGATTTCTATAATCCATTTCAGATGCTTCTTTTAAGATTTTGGCATTTCTAATATCTTTTGGTGATATCCAACCCGCGTCTGTTTCAACCAATATTCCATGGCCTACTTCACTTGCTTCTAAAATTCTTAATTGTTTCATTAATTCTTTTTATGATAAATATATCATACAAGTATCTTTTTAATGTTATTCGTTTTTTGATGGTGAAAATTCAAAATATTTATTTTGAATTACATTTTCTTTAACAATATTTTTAATAATTGTTTTAACCGATTCTTTAATTTCAGAACATTTAAAATCCATTTCATTATTGGTATATAAATTAACTTCTAAATTTAAAAAAGATTTTTTACCGTGTAAAATACCACTTGTTCTTAAGTCTAAATCAACAATACTTTGTTCTTTAAAAAGTTTATGATTTATGGAATTAAATACCGAATGTTTAATATCTCGACTTAGATTACAAACAACTCTATTCCAATTGTTGTGCTCAAATTTAGGAGTAACCCATGATTGCATGTTTATATATAATGATTTTAAATTTTTTGAATCTACCGTTCCATATACAGTTTTAATTGGTGTATATAAATTTATCTTTACACTTTTTCCTTTTTTCATTAAGTTTCATATTGTCAATGTTTATTTGTTTAACAAAATATAGGTAAAATAACCCCAATTGTCAAAAACTTTAAAAAAATTGATATATTTGTATTATATGATAAAAATAGATGTAAAAAAAAATGGGATAGAAAAATCCCTAAAGATGTTAAAGTCAAAGGTGATTAAAACTAAACAAAATCAAATATTGTTTGGTAAAAAAGAATTTGTTAAAAAATCAATAAGGTTGAGACAACAAAAATTAAAATCTTGTTATATTCAAAAAATAAAATCTAAATTAGATTGATTCGTCTAAGTTTTTTAATTTAAAAAAATTAAGTTGGTCAAATGTTTCTACTTTTAATTTGTCGATTGTTTCAGACAATTTTGTTTTAATTTCAGACTCTTTTTCATTTTCTAAAAGATTTGTTAATTTAACAATTGTATTTTTTTGTAAGGTTTTAAATTTTCTTTTAAGTAATGTAGTGTCTTCAGACATTAATTGAATAAATTCTTTTTTTGCGGATTCATCAAGATTTTCAATATAACCATTCATTGTTTGGTTGGCGATGTTAATCATAGATTTTAATGGAAGATTAATCGACTCTTTTATAGGTTCAGGTTTACTTGAAACTAATATTTTAATTAAATTTTTCTTTGATTGAACTCTCTCCATTAAATCCAATTTATTTACATAAACCAAAGAATCAATATTAATATATTGGTTTGACACATTTTTAGATGATATTCTTGTTGTTTTAATTGTTGGAGTCAATTTTTGTATTAAATTAATACCCTCTTCCAAAAAATCTTTTGCCTCTGTTTCTGTTAATCCTTGAGGTGTTGTTAATTGGTCATATAATGAATATAGACGTGACATGTTTTTATTGTTCAACACATCTTGTTTGAACTCTTTTAATGATTTCTTAAATTCCTGTTTATTATTATAGGATTTTAATAAATTATTTTCAATAATAGATTTAATTTCTCCAAAAGTCATTTTGTTTGTTTTGAATATAAATATTACGAGTTTAACAACTTATCCAATTCTTTTGATATTTCTCCTAAAGAATCTTGTCCTTGACTTAAATTTAAAAATCTTGAATGTTTATCAAAATTTTGTTCCAATAAAATATTCATGTTAGCTTTTTTAGATTCAGGTGTTATTTCAGCTGCGGGAGGTTCGGCTGAAGGGGGTTCAACATCACCTGCTGGTGGAGCAGACTCAAAACCACCTTCTGATGGTGTTCCTTCAGCTCCTGTAGTTGATGCATTTCCTGTACTACCTGAGGATTCCCCATATAATTTATCAATATTATCAAAAATTCCGGTTTTACTAATAACCGTAGGAGTTGCTTTAAGTTCTTCTCCAACCGCTCTTTCAAGTCTTTGTTGTTGTAAATCCAATTTAATTTCTTCATCAGACCATCCAAAAATATGTTCTTTAGCCCATGTAGATGAGGTAGCTTGAATACCGTTTCCTGGGTCAGAAACCAAATCTTTATATAATAACACTTTTTCTTTCCAAACATCAATTTTTAATAAATCTGCTTGAGTTGACGGATTAGTTAATCCTAATGTAAAATTTTGTAACTCATCTTCAAATCCTAATAAAAATAAATGTACAATTGCAATTTTATTTAACTCGGAAATCATACTTTTTTGAATTCTGTTTATTGTACGAGCAAATCTAATATCTTGTAACGCCAAATTTTTTCCATCACCAACTACTTCTTCAAACCCTAAAAATGCTTTAGGAACACGAAGAGCCGTTAATAATTTCTTTTGAATATATTCAATGTCCGCAATTTCTGATAGATTTGTTGCACCAGGTAAAGTCGTAATTGGGTCTGGCGCTGAAGGGTCACGGACAGGAATAAAATAATCTTGGTCAACCGCCATTTGGTTAAACCTCATATCCACGTTTCCTGTTTTAGAATCCACAATTTGTTCTCTTTTAAACTTGTTGGCAACACGGTTTACGTATGCCTCAACGTCATCGTCATTCATATTACCCACAAATACTTTGAACATTCTTCTTTCAGGGGCTCTTGATGTACGATAGATTAACATCGCATCTTCTGATAATAATAATTGTTTCCAAATACGTCTTGCTTTTTCTAACATAGATGTACCATAAGGAAGTTTTCGGTCGTCTCCCAATAATCTAAAGTGGGCTATCTCCCATGATTGGAATTCCATGTTTTTATTTTTCCAAGTAAAATGAAGTGGTTTTTTATCAGTATCTTTAGTAATATCTATAGTAATATTACCGGCCACACCAGATTCTCTACGTTCAATTTCAATTGTCGGTAATTGTTGACAACCAACAATTCCCTTTTCAGGGTCTAACTTTAAATAAACGAAATTATCGCCGTATTTACAAGTATTTCTTGTCCACATTGATAAGTTAGTGTTAATATCTAAGCTATTATTAAATAAATCGGCTAAGACAGTTTTAATTCTTTTTGATTCAGAATAAATTTGTAAAATAAAACCATCTTCATTTGTTGTTGTAGATTCTTCAGAATATATGTCTAATGCTGCCGAAATTTCAGGTGTATATTCCATACTTTCGTAATCATATTGGGCGGATAATCTTGATGGTTCATAATAAACTGCTTGAGTATATAAATTGTTTTCAACTTTTGCCCATTGATTTGTTAAATAAAATGTTTGTTGAGCTTGAAGTTTTTCTTTCTCGTAATCATCTCGATTTGGTGTACGTAAAAGTTCTTTTTTATCAAACTTAAAGGTTGGATAATCTTGATTCAATAGTGAATTTGGACCGAATGTTTTTGATAGTCTCTGCCAGACCGTTAGATTTTCTTGACTCATATTATAATTTACTAATTAGTTTGATAAAATAAATACTTATTAGGAACCAAATAACCATCCGTATTTTTGATAATCCGCCTTTGTTGCTTGTCCAACATTATTTAAACCACTATCTCTACCCATTTGAGGAATCATAGGATTAAAGAATTCTGACGAATTTTTGTTTTCGGTTACATTTGTTGCCCACGAGTTAATCATTGCTTTGGTATGGTTTGTAACTTTTTCTAATGATTGGAATGATTTTTCTGCAACATATAGTGCCATAGATACTCCCATAATACAGTCATCATGATGTCCTTTTTGGTGGTCAGGTCTTCCATTAATATAAATAAACGTATTCATTTCATTGTATAAACGATTTG